CCTAAATTTCTATCAGGAGTTTTTTTAATAAATTCGATTGAAATACCATCAGATACTACATTACTGTTTCGTATTGACCTAACAATTGCAATTTCAGTTATTTTTTGTGCTGTTGACCTTACAATGACTTCAGATAATTGAGTATCACTCTCTTCAAGTATAATGTCTAAAGTTAAATCCGATGTTATGTTAATTTCTTTTAAAAAATTAGAATAACCCATGTACGATGCGGTTATCTTATATTGTCCAGGTTTAACAGTTACTTTATATTCGGATTTTTCGTTTGAAATAGAGGAGTATGATGTACCGTCTATGTGTTTGAATATTATGTGGGAAAAATATATGTTTTCGGTTTTAGATTTTGTAAGACCACTTACATTTATTTGTCCAACGGCTAAGATTGGGATTAGTAGTAAAAATAGAAAAAATGATTTCATGAAGTTATTTAAATTAGTTCCCTAATAACTATGGCATCGTTTCTATAAGTGGATTAACATTATATTATGAAATCATTAAATTAATAACCATAAATAAATCTTCATTTATTTGGTCTCACTTGAGAGGTATTCGCACTCATATTCTTGACAAGTTTTTGGTCTAATGTCATACATAGAGCATGCTCTTACTTTTGTATTGTAGAAAATACATGGGAGTCTTGGATTATAAAAATCTACTCTAAATGCGGGGTATGACTCAGGTTTTTGCCATGCAGACCTGTTTGGAAATAAAGTTTTTCCTTCTTCATAGTCCACAAAAACTTCTCGATAATTAACATCCCTACCTAATTTTTTAGATAGAGACTCAATAAATTCTTCGGCATCATAATGAGGCCCAATGATAAAATCTCTATCATCTAAAGTGCAACAACCCCCGTGTTGTCCTGGTACGCCATAGCATTTGTTGCTACATATATTACAATCTGTTCCCATAATAAAAATAAAAAAAAAGGTTCACATCTCTGCGAACCTGTGGTGGAGGTGGCGGGAATCGAACCCGCGTCTTACAATATTAACATAAACAGACTACACGTTTATTCAGTTAGTTCTCAACTGACAAATAAATGGTTCCTATTTTGACATCGTAACCAATAACTGTGTCGGGTTCACTTGTGTTGGAGTAGACCCCTGAACGAGACTCCTAATACATCTTCTGGTGGTATTACACCTTGAGTACTTCTGTTCCTAGGTTATATGTACATCGACCCGAACGTTGTTCTGTACTAATTAAGCACCAACAACAACAGCTTCTCTAGTTAAACCTAAAGCAGCCATTTTAGCAAAAGTATTGCCGTTTGAATTTTTTCACCATAGATTTAAGTCATAGATGAATTCTGACTACGTGCCTGCTTACCCTAAGTACTGCAATCAATACCTGGACACCCCCATAATTTCAATGAACTGATACAAAGATAAGAATAAATATCGTAAAACCAAACTGAAAGTGTATTTATTAACAATATGGCATCATTTGAGACATTTATGGCTTTGAGAGATTACGTTAAAGGTAAAATCCAAAAATTTCAATTAGAAGATTCTGACTCAGACATTTATCATGTTAGAGAAGATAGGTCTAACCGTGGACAAAGCGTTATTAAAATAGGTTTTAATGATGATAAATTTTGGAAAAATGCGGGTTTAGGAGAAGATGATATTTGGTTTATGAAAATGATTAACTCTCCTTATTCAGATTATGAGTTTATGGATTCGTATAGTGTTACTGATGATTTTAGAAATGGGTATACCATTTTTGGGGAATTAAACGAGGATAACATTGAAAAGTTAAAACGAATATCAAGATACATTTTTCCTAAAAAATTTGATTTGGAAAATGAAGAGTTCAGGTCAGATTTTGCAGATAAATTATTAACTTCATTTAAACGTGACACCCAAGATATTATTGACGACTACCAAACCGAAAAAAATAGGGAAATGATGCAAACCGCACAAGAAAGGATTAATAAAGAACTGGTTGAATATTTTGATGAGTATGGGTTTAACTATATAGCCGATGACGAATTTACAACAACTGTTGCAAATCTTATAATGTTGTATATTAAAGAAAATGCAATACATGAACCACTTGCAAAATTTCTACCTAAAATTTTCAGTTCAAATAATAATTCAATAGGCGGATGGCAAGAGAATAGTTATGAATATCAAGATTCTAAAAATTTTGATAGTGATTCATTCAACAATTATACTGAACGTAAATTAGATGAAATAATTGAAAAGATTGAAGAAGGATATGACGGAGACTTTAACATTCAAGATTATGTTGATATGGTGGATAGAATTAGTAAAAAGTTTGAGGTTGGCAGATGGTATAACTTACCAAAAAAGAAAGACGTTAGATTTTATATTGAAAATTTTGAAATGAATCCAAATAAGGTTATCGTTAAACTTTCTAAAGCACTTCAACAAAGAGAGTTAAAATTAAGTGAAGAGAATTTTTATCATCTACTTTATCAGCCAACATTATTTAATTTGGAAGAAATATAATTTTTTCTTATCTTTGTGGTATGACACAAAATATAGACTTACTAAAAGAAGTTCTTAGCGTTCCTAGTAAAACATACAAAGAAGACCTTATGGTCGAATTCTTGGTTAATTGGTTGACTGAGAATAACATTGAACACTACGTAGATAAACATAAAAATGTTTATGCAACAAAAAAAGAAAATTCTGAATTACCAGAAGATTTTCATTTTCCATGTGTAATTGCTCATACAGATACAGTTCATGAGTTAGATACAATTCTTATTCGTGAAGAACAATTACCAAATGCTCAAGGGAATATTAAAGATGCTTTAAAGGCATATAATCATCACGGATTACCAACAGGTATTGGTGGAGATGACAAATGTGGTGTTTTCGCTTGTTTAACCTTACTTAAAGAATTACCGTACTTAAAGGCATCATTTTTTGTTTCTGAAGAAACAGGATGTCACGGTTCAAAAAAGGCAGATGAATCATTCTTTGAGAATGTTGGATATGGAATCCAATTTGACGCACCAGAAAATTGGATGATTACAGAAAAATGTTTTGGGCAAGTATTGTTTGACAGAGATAGTGAATTCTTTGAAAAAGTTGATAAAGTTTTAACTGAGGGTATGGTTAATGAAGACATGCAATACATGGTTCACCCTTATACTGATGTATATGCTTTGAGAAACAAATTTAGCTTCTCTTGTATTAATTTTTCAATTGGATATTACGATTATCACACTAAAAATGAATATGTTGTAATTGAAGATGTTTTTAATGGAATTGAAATGGGTAGAAAAATGATTTCTGAATTAGGGTATAAATTACACTACAAAGAATTAGTACAATATGACCCAATGAAAAGGTATGTTATATAAAATTTTCTAACTTATCAATGTGACGTTTAACCATCGGGTGGTCTTGAATATCCTCATATTCGGCCCCCGATTTTTTTATTTCTTTAATGCCGTTAACAATTTGAAATAAATGTCCTCTAACCATTCTTGATGCGGATGGGTAATTCTCAATGTAGGGTGATAACGAGAATAATTTTTTCGCCACTTCAATTGGTATCCCTAATTTAATCACAATTTTGGCAACCATATTCTTAGCAAATTCATCCGCGTCTAATTCCATTTTCCAGTATTGGTCAGCAAGAGCCTCGAAATCCTCCAAGTCAAATTCTGTTAATGGGTTTGGCATTTTCATATCACGAATTTGATGTTCGTGCCTAATCTCATGGAATACTGTATAAAGAAAGTCCCCTATAGTTGACATTTGTGATGGTGCGCAAATTATAACTTGGTCTCGAGTTCTAACACCTGAAAACCCTGCAAAACAAGAATTAAGAAATTTAATGTTGATATTATTTGTTCTAATATAATCGGATACAAAATTACCAATCACTGGTACTTTGGATTTAAACTCACTTGGAAATTGAGTTTGAAATTGGTCCATTAACCTGTTAAGATTTGATTTGGTTTTAACCTCATCATTTTCTTTAATTAAATTTCTCATACATATAAATACAAAAAAAGGGGGAAATAAATCCCCCTTTTAATTATCGTCCTTTTTTCACAACCTTAACCTCGTCATTCTCAACTTTGATGTTGTAAGTTTTACCCTCAACCATCTTTCCTGTTAGAACTTCTTCAGATAACAAATCCTCAACTTTGTCTTGGATTGCTCTCTTAAGTGGCCTCGCTCCGTACATCTCGTCAAATCCAATCTTAGCCAAATAATCAACTAAAGTGTCATCAAAGTTTAAAGTGTACTTCATGTCCTTAAGACGTTTACCTAATTTCGACAATTCAATCACAGTGATTTTCTTGATGTCCTCAGGAGTTAATGAGTTGAACACAATTGTATCGTCGATACGATTGATGAATTCAGGAGAGAAAAATTTCTTCATCTCTTTCATTAACACTTCTTTTTTGGCCTCCTCGTTAGCGTAAGGACTATTTGAGAAACCAATACCTGTACCAAAGTCTTGTAACTTCTTCACACCTAAGTTTGAAGTTAAGATGATTAAAGTATTCTTGAAGTTAATCTTTCTACCTAAACTATCTGTAACGTGACCGTCATCCAAGATTTGAAGTAAGATAGTAAACACATCTTTGTGAGCTTTTTCCACCTCATCAAACAAGATAACTGAATATGGTTTGTTCTTAACTTTTTCAGTCAATAAACCACCTTCTTCGTATCCAACATAACCTGGAGGGGCTCCAACCAATTTAGAGATACTGTGTTTCTCTTGGTACTCAGACATATCCACACGGATAAGTGAATCTTCAGAACCAAACATCTCTTTTGCCAATTGTTTGGCTAAGTGAGTTTTACCAACACCTGTTGAACCTAAGAACACAAATGAACCAATCGGACGGTTTGGGTCCTTAATACCTAAACGGTTTCTCTTGATAGATTTTGCAATCTTAACGACCGCATCGTCCTGACCAATTACTTTACCAATCAATTCTTTATCCAAGTTCAACAACGCCTTAGTGTCATCAACACTCATCTTACTTACAGGAATCTTAACCATGTTTGAAACAACTTCATAAACATTATCCAATGAGATAATTTGTTTGTTTTCTAACATAGAATCTTCAAACTTACGTTTTTCAACTTCTAATTTGTCTAATACTTTTTTCTCCTTGTCTCTTAACTGAGCAGCTTGTTCGTAGTTTTGTTTTTTAACTACGTCAATCTTTTGTTGTCTAATGTCTGCAGCCGCTTTCTTCAAAAGTTCAATAGATTCAGGAACTTTAAGTTCGGTTTGCATACGAGCTCCAACCTCATCCAAGATATCAAATGCCTTATCAGGGAACTCACGGTCTGTGATGTAACGGTCAGCCAATTTAACACAAGCTTCGATTACTTCATCACTATAAGTCACCTTGTGATAAGACTCATACTTATCACGTATATTTTTAAGGATTTGGATTGTCTCGTCAACGGTAGACGCGTCCACAATTACTTTTTGGAATCTACGTTCCAATGCTCCGTCTTTTTCGATGTTCTTACGGAACTCATCAAGAGTTGTTGCTCCGATGATTTGAATCTCACCACGAGACAATGCTGGTTTGAAAATATTAGAACCATCCATTGAACCTGAAGAGTTACCAGAACCAACCAAGGTATGTACCTCATCAATAAAGACAATGATTTGTGGGTTGGCAGTAAGTTCTTCAATAATAACTTTCATTCTTTCTTCAAATTGTCCACGGTATTTTGTACCTGCAACAACTGAAGTTAAGTCAAGATTAACTAATCTTTTGTCCACTAAATTACGGGGACATTCACCACTTACAATCTTCATAGCTAAACCTTCAACAATCGCGGTTTTACCACAACCAGGTTCACCAATGATAATTGGATTGTTCTTCTTTCTACGAGATAAAATCTGAGCGATTCTTAAAATCTCTTTGTCACGACCAATAACAGGGTCTAACTTACCTTCTTCTGCAAGTTTATTTAAGTCTCGACTAAAGTTGTCTAAAACAGGAGTACTGCTATCAGACTGCTTTTGTTTTTTACTCATCATTTTGTCGTCGTCGTCCATTAAGTCATTCATGTGTTTCTATATTTAGTTTACAAAGTAATATCAAATATTGGACTTCTCCAAATGTTTTGACAAATTGTCAGGTTATAATTATTTCACCTGACATCTTGACATTAAGATTCAGTTGGTATATTATTTGAATACAACAAAGATAACAAATAAATCTTAATAAAAAAATAAAAATTATGTTTGGAAACAGAAGAAACTACAATGACATCTTTAGAGCATTCGATGAAATGTTCTCTCATTTCGATTTACCACAAGGGGAATGGAAATCACAAAGTAGAGTATCTGATGATGGTACGATAAAAGTAACAACTTATTATAGAGGAGAAGACTCATCTAAAGAAACAGGAGGATTAGAATCTTTAAAATCTCAACTTGAAAAAGCTATTGAGAATGAAGATTTTGAATCTGCGGTTAAACTTAGAGACCAAATCAAAAACTTTGAAAAAAATCAAAAATCTATTGAGAAACTTGAATCGGAATTAAAGAAGTCAATTGAAAACCAAGAGTTTGAAAAATCAATTCAACTTAGAGACCAAATCAAAAACTTGAAAAAGTAAAACTAACCCTCACTTCGGTGGGGGTTTTGTTTTATACTACTTAACACTATTAGTTTATAAAATTGTTAGTATCATTGAATCGTAATTATATTTCGTAATTAAAAAACTTAAAATCTTCTTCAAACACTTCCAAAATAATATCTTTAATTTTAGGAGTTAACATTAAATCATATTTATGTTCTAAATTAGATTTATTTATATTGGATAAGGAAGAAATTTCAGTGGATAAGAAATTATTAAGTGATACAATTTCTTTTGAGATATCTTCTAATTTAAAATACGAAACATTCGATTCTACGTCCCCCCAACTTTTTTGAATTTCAAAAAGTCGAGTACCCCCCCAACTAATACCGTTATTTATACAGTGTTCAACAAAGGAAGTGTTACCGTAAAATTCTTTAATAAAATTTTCAGATTTAATAGATTCGTAAAAATGATTTGTAAATGTTGGAAAATTGTAATTAGAGAATTTTATAGACTTAACATTATGTGTAATTTTCATTAAATGAAAATAGGATGAAACAAATCTGGTGTAAGGGTCTCTTGTAACTTGTAGTATTTTATATTCAGACAAATCGTTGACCTCAAAAATCTTAACAATTTCACTTAACTTTAAATGAATTAACGGTTTTAAAATTTTTTTTATTGGATTGGAAAATTGAATTCCATTTTGGCTCATAGTCTCTTTGAGAGAATTGGATGCGGTTTTGGGTGGCATCAGTACAATAAGTTTCTTGTCCTTATCTATCATATTTTTCAAATAAAGATTCCTCAATCCAATCAACAATTAAATGTATCCTATCTGTTTGTCCTAAATTTTCAGCGGAGTGCATTTTTTTATCATTATTAATTTCCCACATTTCACCTAATTTTAAATTCCTCTTGTCATCACCTACGGTAAAAAAACAATCATCATTTGTTTGTATTGGAATATGAATTCTCCTGCCAATAGATAAACTAAATCCAACAACATCTACGTGAGGTCTAATTGATTTACCTGCAGTTAGTTTAACTAAAAGAGCCCTCATAATTTTACCATTTTCACCAGTATTCGCTTTAATATGATTTTCCATCTCTGTAAGTTCATTTACAAATAAAGGATAATGGTTGGTTGGCATAATTTTTAAATGGTTAAAATTAAATGACTTATCAAAAATTATTGGTATTGTTTTAGTGTGTATATGTTCGGAACCATACCGTTTTTGTCGGTCAGTAAATTCATCCCAATCTAAATTATTGTCGGACATAATTTTTAGAATTGGCTCAACATTAATTTTACCATGTAATTGAAAAGTCTCATTTATAACCATATTTATAAATATGAAACCATATGAAAAATTTTTAAACGAAAGTATTGGTCTTAAAGAACTTATAGAAATATATCTACAATTAAGACAACATTTTCAAGAACTTGGGTTTAGTGAGGAAGACTTAGTAAATCCTCCAACTTATACACCACTAATGATGTCACTATTTCATAAGTTTGGAGATAGACAAAAAGCTTTATTTCAGCAAGTAAAAGATTATGGTTTTAGTATTGATTGGAATGAATTTACAAATTACATGAAACCAATATTAACTAAAATAGATGAAATAACACCATTAAGTCATGGCAATTACAAAAGAGGAAATCAAGGGGACGAAGATTTTGAATGAAATTAAATCTTCAAACATTAAGAAAACTGAATACGATACTGAAACAAGTAAGTTAATCGTTGAGTTTAATAACGGATTAAAATATGAATACGAGGGAGTACCTCATCAGGCATACACTGCCTTCAGAAAATCCGAATCACAAGGTAAATATTTTACTACAGATATTTCAAAAAAGTATAAGTATAAAAAACTATAGTTATCCTACTATTTATTTAGGATGAGCAACTTCGAAAAAATTTTACATAGTTTTTCTATTAAAGAAACTTTAAATCCAAAAGTTTGGGAAAATCCTGAAGACCCTAAAAAGGCCACTATGATTCCTAAAGTTAGGAAAGCTCTTGAACGCATCTCAGTTGAATTTGTTGATGATTTAGGTGAAGATGTTTTTGTTGAAGACGTTTACTTAATGGGTTCATTGGCAAATTTTAATTGGTCTGAATATTCAGACTTTGATTTACATGTTATTGTTGATTTTGAAAAATATGAAAATCAAGAAGATTTATATAAAGAACTTTTTGATTTAAAAAAGAAACTTTTTAACGACAAACATAATATTAAAATTTTTGGATATGATGTAGAAGTTTATGCCCAAGGCATTTCAGATGAATCTCATAGTGATGGTGTTTATTCTGTAATGAATAATGAATGGATTCACAAACCTAAAAGAACAAGTAAAGATTTGGACATGTCAGTTTTAAAAACCAAAATTAAAAGTTGGACAGATAAGATTGATGACGCAATTGAAGACGCAAAATCTGAAGGAAATGTTGAGACATTAAAAAAATTAAAAGACAAACTAAAAGACTATAGACAGTCGGGGTTAGACAAAGATGGAGAATTTTCTTATGAGAACTTGGTTTTCAAATATTTAAGAAGGTCTGGACATATTGGTAAACTTTTTGACGAAAAGACTAAAATCAAGGATAAAGAGTTGTCCATAGAAGGACAAATTCAAGAAATCCGTAAATAATTAGTATTAGTCATATATTTATAAAGAAAAAATTAGATGGCATTAGTTACATATCTTATAGGTCCTTGTGCTGGCGGAGCTTCAATATTAGTTGATTTTGATAGTTCATCACTGCCTGCGGTTAATGGAAATTATTATTTAACATTTACTGGCGGGACAACTCAGGGATGTTATGACATTATTGATAATGCAGAACCATCAACTGGAATTGACAAAGTATTAACTATGTCAATAGATTATACTGATTGTGCTACTTGCCAAGCTATTGTAACTCCAACACCAACGGTAACAACAACTCCAACAAAAACACCTACACCAACAAGAACTGCAAGTGTAACATCTACACCAACACCGACAGGAACCGCAGCCGTTACACCAACTCCAACACCGACAAGAACGGCAAGTGTAACATCAACACCAACTCCAACTAACACAGCAACAAAGACACCAACTCCAACAGTTACTACAACACAAACTCAAACGCCAACTAACACAGCAACAAAAACACCAACTCCAACACCAACAGGAACGGCAGGAGTAACTCCAACACCAACAGGAACGGCAGGAGTAACTCCAACACCAACAGGAACGGCAGGAGTAACTCCAACACCAACCAAAACTCCAACAGGTACACCAGCGGTTACACCTACTCCATCACAAACACCAGGATTTACAGGATTTTCTGCTGACCAACAATATGCTTACACTCTTGACATTTTAGGAAGTTTCAGTGGTGGAAGTGCAGATTTTAGTGGAGCTTACGCACCTCACCCTGTATTTACAAATCAATTGGGTGAAGCGGTACAACAACTAAATGCAATCACAATAGGTGGATTTAACGGATTAAATAATTAAAAATAAATAAATCATAATATGGGAGATTTAAAACCAATTGGCAGTGAAAAACTTCAAGGTCAAGATAAAATAAGAAGAATAATGGAAATCGCTCGTTTTAACGAAACGACTCCATCGAGTATAAATGAAACTTCAAAATCAGAGTATTCAAGAACTTTGTCAGACGGAAGTAACTATGAAATTGTAAAAGAAAGACAAGGTTACATTATCAAGAAAACTATTTCTGAATCTGAAACTGATTATATTGAGCCAATGAAAAATAGAAAATACTATTCTTCATATTCTCAGGCATTAAAGAGATTAAATTTAGTTGCAGGTGAGTTGAATAGACTTAACGAAAATGAGGAAGGGACTTCAATGTTTGGAGAACAAAAAAGATATACTTTAAAAACTCCTAAACCAGAACCAGCTCCTGCACCAATGGAAGCTGCGGTTCCACCTATGGCACCTCCAGCAGTACCTTCACCTGAGTTACCACCATCACCAATTGGAGATGAGGGTATGGGTGTAGATTCGTTAGATGTTGATGCGGAAATGGGGCCAGAAGGAGAAGATATTGATATCAACGCAGATATGGATATGGAATCACCTGAAGGAGAAGACGAAAAAGTTACTTTTAAAACAATTCAAAAACTAACAGGTAAATTAACTCAAAAAATTAGAACTTTAGATAATGAAGAAGGAATGACTTCTGAAAATATCAAATATGTGATTAATATGGTATTATCCTCTTTAGATTTAAAATCATTAAGTGAAGAAGATAAAGATGATATTATGACTAAGTTTGACGAGGCTGAGGAAAGAGAAGAAGGTGGTGATATGAGTGGAGATGATATGGGAGGTGAAGATTTCACTGACGATACTGAGGTTGAAGATATCCAAGCTGATATGGACATGCCTATTGAAAGTGAAATGTATGAAGAAGATGGAGAAGAAGATTTTGGAAATGGTGCAATTTTAGACCATATTTTCGGTGAATCAAAAATAGATAAGGTAATATCAAAGTATTTTGAAGTTACTAAAAAAGAAATCATGGAAAGTAGAGAAAAAGTTGCTAAGAAAAAAGTGGCTAAAATTTCTGAAGTTAGAAAACAAATGGGAGCGGTTGTTAAGTTAACTGAAACAATTGAACAAGAATTAGCATCACAACAATTCTTAACTAAAAATTCTTCAGCTAAGATTATTGGTAAAACTAATAAGAAAAACTTGGTATTTGAAAACAAAGGTAAACAAGTTAGAATAACACCTGAAGGACAAATTTTGTAATATGAGTAATTTGATATACGTAAATGGTTTAGGTCCCAACTATAAGGGAGACAATCTTTACGAATTCATATTCTCTGAAAGTCTGGATGTGTGGGGGGAATCTTGGGAAAGTAAGCCATCGAATGGTTATCCTGGTCCTCCTGAGTTACAATATATTAAAAAAGTGGGAGTTCTGAGAAATACTGATATAAAATTGGAATTGATTCAGAACTCCGATTTTTTTTGTATGATAGATGCAATTGACGATGTTGTTGCATTAGCCTGGGAACCTGATGAAGAAAACGGACAAAATCGTATGGTTTTTAGATTCGGAATGACCGAACAACAAATAAAAGACAAACTCTACGAAAGAGATTTGATTTTAGAATTTGAAAAGAAAGTAGTATATGAAAATTAATAAAAAAGCATTAGAACTTATAGAAAAAGGGTTATCATCTACAACAGTTAGTAAGTTAGATGAATCTCAAATTAATGTTCTACATAAGAGATTATTTTTAGGGGAACAAGTTGAAGAAATACCTACTAAAAAAAGTTATAAAGTTGGACAAGACGGTGGAAATTTACCACCATCACCAAAAGGATATAATGTAAAGAAAACACCAACAGGAGATGTTGTTGCAACTCCAAACGAATCTGAATTAGAAGAAGATGTTGAAGTAACTACCGACCCAAACAAAGAAACTGAAACTCAAGACCCAAAACAAGTAGGCCCTTCATCTGATGATGGATTTGGTGATGAAAATGACGGTATGGGTATGTTTGAAAGTGAGTCAGACCTTAAGCCAGGACAACCAAATCCATGGGCAATATGCCATGCACAAGTTGGACCTAAAAGAACAAGAAAATTTGAAAGATGTGTACAATCTGTAAAAAAACAATTGGAAGAAGGAAAAAATCCTGTATCTTTGTTCATTGAAAATCAAATTATGAAAATAGTAGAAAAGAATTTACCACCAAGAATCACTAAAGGTGATTTAATTAGACATCTGTCCGAAGGTGAAAATTTTGCAACAAAACACTTGCAATCATTTGGTAAGAGTTCTGGCACTGAAACTGCTCCCGCAAAACCAAAAACAAGTCCGACAACAAAACCTGGAACAAAACCTCAAAGACCAGCTCATCCTGGTAAGAATCCAAACCCTGGTGAGAAAGAAGCTCCAAAAGCAAAAAAAGAAGTTGAAGAACAGGGTCCTGGAGTTGCTCCAGCAAAACCAAAAGTAAAACCAAAAACAAAACCTCAAAGACCTGCACATCCTGGTAAAAACCCAAACCCTGGTGAGAAAGAAGCTCCAAAGGCAAAAAAACCTTCTCCTGAAGAAACAAAAGATAAAGTAATTGACGTAATATTAAACCTCCTACAAAAGTAAAATGGCAAATAAGATTAAAGAACAAATAGATTACGGAAATACTCCCGAAAGAATGGACCCAAGTTTAGTAAAAAAATTAGGTAGTCCTGAAAGTTTATACGCACAAAATCCTGCAATGAAAAAGGGACCTGCTGATGTTCAAAGATTAGTCAGTCAAAGATTTCAAAAAGTAGCTGATAAATTAAGACAAGTAACGGGAATAGCAGATTTAAGTTCAAAACAAGTTCAAGGGATGGTTTACAATGAAATGATGAGGAAAATTCCTAATATCATGAGAATTGAGGCCGCTCATAAAGATGAACTTATACAATTGGCGATTGACGCTTGTTTAGATGAAGGTGAAGTACCTGAAGGATGGTATCAAATTGATGCTCATTTAGGAGAACAACCAGATACATCAGATTTTAGATATCAGCCAGAAGAGCCTAAAGATGATGAAGAAGAAGAAAAAGAAAAATTAGAAATTCCATCTTTTGATATTGAAGATTTAACAGATGAAGAAGAATTAGAATTAGAAAAACATAAAAGAAATATTATAAATGCCATCATTCAAGGGTCGGCAAAAAGAGGACATTACCTTTTTCAAAAACCAGCGGTTAAGGCAAGATTAGACGCAATTGACCCATCTTTATATAGAGATTATTTAGGTATCATGGCAATTAATGATTTCATGTATTTTACTATGGAACAAATGATTGAGATGATGAGTCAAACAGGTCAAGGTGTTGCAGGTAAAGTATCATTAGACGACGCAGACGATGAAGGAGAAGAAGGTGGAGAAGAAGGGGAAGGTGAAGAACAACCTGACACAAAAATTGTCGCTGTAGGTTTGATTTTTCCAATTTTATGTCATGAAATTATTAAAGGGTTAGAAGAAGCCAAAGGTAGATATGGTCATTCTAAAAATCCTGAAATTCGTCAAAAAGTTAGAGGTGCTGTTGATGTATTATCTAACGAACCAATGCAATTGAGAATAGGTCCTGAAATTGTAGAAAAACTTAGATACGCATTACCTGACGAAATGTATGATGAATCAAATAAAGGTTTAACTCCTTGGTTCCACATATTATTATATCAAATACCTGCTCAAGAATTTTTAAAAATTATCGGAAATGCAATATCTGAAGACCAATCAAAAGTTAAAATTGCAACTTCAAAATTTAAAGAAATTATGAAAGAGGCTCAAAAAATGAAGTCTGACTTTGATAATTTTAGAGAAGATGGTGAATCTGACGATAGTAATTTAAATCCTAGTGGTAAGTTTAGTTCTTATGATGATGATGAAGATTCTGATGTTGATTATGCCCCTGAAGAAGAGGACGATGATGAGGATTATCTTACAGACATGGATAATTACTTAGATAGTTTGGGGATAAAAAAACCCGACAATCTTGACGACTTATTAGGTGGTTTGGGTATATCGTTATCCAAATAACCAAAATTTGTGAATAGAGAACAATTAATTATTGAAGTAACGAAGTGTATGAGGAATACTCCTTACGCACTTCGTACTTATTTACAAACTTACGATAACACCGTATCCAAATACGTTCCGTTAGATTTATTTCCAGACCAAATAAAATTAATCGAAGATTACGATAACTACAATGAAAACGTTGCCCTGAAATATAGACAGGCAGGAGTTTCAACAGTTACCGCTGCATGGGCATCAAAAAGATTAGTTTTTGCCAAAAAGAATAAACCTGAAAAAATCCTAATCATTGCCAACAAATTAGATACGGCAGTGGAGATGGCAAATAAGGTTAGAGGGTTCACAGAACAGTGGCCTTCATGGGTTGGAGTAACTTTCTCCAATGAAAAGAACGCACAAAGACATTTCAAATTAACTAATGGTTGTGAGATTAAAGCTGTTGCAACATCACGAGATGCTCTTAGAGGTTATACCCCTACCATCTTGATATTTGATGAGGCCGCCTACATTGAAGCCGACGGAGATTTTTGGGCAGCCTGTATGGCCTCACTATCTACGGGTGGTAAGGTTATTGTTGTATCTACTCCAAACGGATATGACCCAATCTATTATGAAATCTACGACCAGTCTTTGAGAGGTATGAATGATTTCAAAATAACTGAAATGTTTTGGTACCGTGACCCAAGATATACAAAAGACTTGTATATGGTTAAAACCAACGATTTAGTTCATTTTCTTTTGAATAGAGAAGAATACAATCTTGATGAAATCATTATTAATTTATCTATGGACAATCCATATGATAGAGACCACTCCATAGTAACAGACTACATTGAACAAGGATATAAACCGTGTTCTTCTTGGTTTGAAGGTATGGTTAAGAAATTAAAATACGATAGACGTAAAGTGGCTCAGGAATTGGAATGTAATTTCTTAGGTTCAGGTGATAACGTATTTGATTCTGATATGATGACAGATATTTCTAAAAACCAAGTCAAAGAACCTCAGGCAAAAATGATGGGAGGAGGACTTTGGATTTTTAAAGAACCTGTTAATGGACATAAGTATGTTATGGGTGTCGACGTATCAAGAGGAGATTCTGAAGACTTTAGTTGTATTCAAATAATTGACTTTGATACAAGAGAACAAGTCCTTGAATATGTCGGTAAAGTCCCACCAGACATCACTGCAGAGATTGCATATAAGTGGGGTACAATGTATAACGCCTATTGTGTTATTGACTTAACAGGGGGTATGGGAGTTGCAACTGCAAGAAAAATGCAAGAGATGGGTTATCAATCAGGAATGTATGTTGATAATGTTGACACAACAAACAAATGGAAGTTTGACCCTAAATTAAATGAAAAAATACCTGGTATTAATTTTAATAATAAAAGGGTTCAAATTATTGCCTCATTTGAAGAGTCTATGAGACATAAGTTTAGAATTTATTCAAGTAGGTTATACAATGAAATGAATACGTTTATTTATGTTAATGGTAGACCTGACCATCAAAAAGGACATCATGATGATTGTATCATGAGCATCGCTATGGCGATTTACGTTGCAGAAAAATCATTCCAATCTTTAGAAAAAGTTGTAAACCATACTAAAGCTATGTTAAACTCTTGGTCCACAGCTATCAGTGAGAACAAAAATACGTCAGAGTATTTTAATCCTATGGTTCCTCAAATGGGAAGACAATTCCCAATAAACCAAGGTCCATCTCGTGGTGACTATGAAAAATACTCTTGGTTATTTCGTTAACGATAAGTATTTATATTATCAAGGTAACAAGTAAATTTACATTATGGCAGAACAAAATATGACGGTTTGGCAACGACTGTCGCAAACATTTGGTCCGAACTCACTTCTTCAACAAGATTATCCAACTTTTAAGTTTGATAAGAAGGAATTATTACGTACCAAAAGTAGAGAAGAATACGAAAGAGAAAAGTTACAAGCACAACAAACTTTTTACCTAACAAATCAATGGGCTAAGGTTGAGAACAATCTTTACTCACAAGCAATTTATTACGAACCATCCAGATTATCGGCACAATACGATTATGAATCGATGGAATATACTCCAGAAATTTCCGCAGCACTTGATATCTACGCTGAAGAATCCACAACAACAAATGAAGATGGATTTATTCTTCAGATTTATTCTGAGTCAAAAAGAATAAAAGGTGTATTAGCCGACTTGTTTAATAACAATTTAGATATTAATACCAACTTACCTATGTGGACAAGAAACACTTGTAAGTATGGTGATAACTTTGTTTACTTAAAGTTAGACCCTGAGAAAGGTGTTGTTGGAGTACAACAGTTACCAACTATTGAAATTGAAAGACATGAGGTTGGGGTTACTGCAAAAATATCTGTAGATATTACACAAGAGTTGGAAAAAGACAAAAAAGCCCTTCACTTTACTTGGAAGAATAAAAACATGGAATTCCAATCATGGGAAATCGCTCACTTTAGGTTATTAGGTGACGATAGAAAACTTCCTTATGGTACCTCTATGTTAGAAAAAGCCAGAAGAATTTGGAAACAATTATTACTATCAGAAGATGCAATGTTGATTTATCGTACATCAAGAGCACCTGAAAGAAGAATGTTCAAAGTATTTGTGGGTAATATGAACGATGATGATGTTGAAGCATACGTAAACCGTGTTGCCAACAAATTCAAAAGAGAACAAATTGTTGACAAGAATACAGGTAACGTGGATATGAGATTCAACCAAATGGCGGTTGACCAAGATTATTTTATTCCTGTAAGAGACCCAGCGGCACCAGACCCAATTACAACATTACCTGGAGCAACTAACTTATCAGAGATTGCGGATATTGAATATATTCAAAAGAAATTATTAACTGCACTTCGTGTACCTAAGGCTTTCTTAGGGTTTGAAGAAGTTGTTGGTGACGGTAAGAACTTGGCATTACAAGACATTAGATTTGCTCGTACAATCAACAGAATCCAAAAGAGTATGTTGGCCGAGTTAAACAAAATTGCGATTGTTCACTTATTCTTATTAGGATTTGAAGATGAACTTTCAAACTTTACCATAGGTCTCACAAATCCATCAACTCAGGCAGATTTATTGAAGATTGATGTTTGGAAAGAAAAAGTATTATTGTATAAAGACTTAGTATCTGACCCAGGAAATGGTATTCAAGCGACATCATCTACATGGGCTAAGAAACATATCTTTGGTTGGTCTGACGAAGAAGTTCGTTTGGACTTACAACAACAAAGAGTTGAAAGAGCTGTCGGTGAAGAACTTAAAGCAACTCCTACAGTTATTACTAAAACAGGATTATTTGATAATATAGACAAATTATACGGAAGTGCGACAGGTGCGACACCTGCGGCAGGAGCGGCAACTACACCAGGAGGTACTGAAGAATTAGGAGCACCACCATCATTTAGTTCTCCATCTGAACCACCACCTGCAGAGGCTCCACCAGCAGGAGGAGAAGTTCCACCACCATCAGGTGAACCAGAATTAGCTCCAGAGTCTAAGAAAAAAGACATGAACATTTTAATTGAAAGTAACTTAATTGAAGGGTCTAGAATGATTGATTTAGGACAAGCTCAAGATTCTTTAGGAGAAATTTCAAAAGAATTGGATAAGTTACTAAATTCATAGTATTTATTTGAAAATGAGCAAAATGACCTTCGGAACCATAAAATCCATAATTGAGAATAATCTACTAGAATCCTACAAGAATGAAAAGGAATTCAAGAAGACATTGAGAGAGTTCAAACACAATGTATTGAACAATAAATCTATGTCAAAGGCGTATACTTTATATGACCAATTGAGTACTCCTCAAGGGTTAAATGATGATGACGCTAAAGAATTCTTAGAAGAAGGTATATCGTTGTTACAAAGAGTTTTACCAAGTATAAAATTACCAAGAACAGTATCTGAATCAGTTAAAAATGGTTATACCGATATTGATACGTTAGTTTACACTCAAAAAATGAGTTTATCAGAAAGAATTAAATCTAAGAAAAATATTGTTTCAATTCTTACATCAAAGCCTCAAAACGTTAAAGAATCTATAAATATTCCTGTTAAATCAATGGTGAATATTGCAAACCAAACATTGAGAAATTATCTTGATACTTTAGATGAGAATTCTAAAAAAGAATTTATTCAAATTGTCTCTGAGGACACAAAAATTCTTGAGGAGAAATTTGAAGTTATTCGTGAAAGTGCAATTAATAAATTGGAAACTATTATGAATAATGAAAATGAATCAGAAATTAAATCAAGAATCTCCGAAACTATTACTAAATTAAAAGACGAAAAATTTGACCAAATGAATTTTTTAAGATTAAAAAATCTTGAGGAATCAATTTAATTATTATTTTTACTTTGAATATATTTTGCCTTTAAAATCTGTGCTCTTCTGACCACAGATTTTTTTGTATACTCTTTTCTCTCGTTTAATTTTTGGTTTTGTTTAGTCTTTATTACCTTAGACTTTAATGTTTTTAGAGCTCTCTCTAAATTGTCCCCATTTTTAATGTTTATGATTATCATATATTATAAAATATCTTGTAGTTTGAGAAAATTTTTGACTATTGGTTTTATATGACTTATTCTTGTACAGAACATAAACATATATAATCATGAAAATTAATGAAAAAAGGAAAGAGTGTAAAGTTAAATTTATACAATCCAATTAAATCCGTGTATGGTACTGTAGATTCAAAAAATTTAAAATCAGTATACATCAACATCCAATCATGGGTGACTCCAAAAAAAGAATATGATAACTGGAACAGAATAGTTTCTAACTTAGGTCGAGAAATAAAACATTCTGTTTTTGAATCAATAAACACTAAACTTTTTCAAGAAAAAAGTATTGTTGATTTAGACCTTAGAACAAGTGGAATCTCACACGGAAAAAAATCATTTTTTAACTTAGAGATTAACCTATACACCAATTCTGAATTAGATTTTAAATCATTAGAAATTAAAGATTCAGTTAAAGGTATCGTTAAATCAATATTTAGAAATAACATTCAACCAAACAAATACTTTGAATTTTCAACTTCAAAAAAGACTGATGGCCAATAAACTATTAATAACGGTATATTTATCATAAAAGATTAGATGAAAAATTTAAGAATATTAGAAGCTAGCGAATTTGGTCACGGTATTTTAGTCGAGGCTGACGCAGGTTTTGTATCACCTAAAGATGCTCGTAATGAAAAGGTTCTAAGAGAGGCTAAAGAAATGGATTATAGAAACCCGTTTGAGTTTTATGCTGTCTTACAAAAATACGATACACCAAATAGAAACGGTAGAACATATCCTGAAAGAATTCTTAAAAGAGAAGCCGAGAATTATAAAAAAGCTATTGAAAAAGGATTATCAACTTCCGAGTTAAATCACCCTGAATCTTCTTTAATTGACTTAGATAGAGTTGCCCATTTAATTACACAAATTTGGTGGGAGGGAAATATTTTAATGGGTAAACTTAAGTTATTAACTTCGCCAGGATTCCATGAAAGAGGAATTGTATCAACTAAAGGTGACCAAGCAGCAAACTTAATGAGACAAGGGGTTACTATGGGAGTATCTTCAAGAGGTGTTGGGTCACTTAAAAAAGTTGGAGAAAGAAATGAAGTACAAGATGACTTTGAATTAATTTGTTTTGACTTAGTTTCTTCACCGTCAACACCTGGAGCTTATTTATTTTCAAACCCTGAAGATAGAACAAAGTATGAAGAAAATTTAGATGAAGAAAAAAAACATAACCAAACTAATGGATATGTTGAAAAGTCAGTTGACTTAATGAAGAAATTAAACGATTTTTTAGGAAAATAATAAAACATGGAAGAAAAATATTTTGTAGCAAAAATTCAGTACGATTTACCTGATGAGAATTCAGGAAAGATTAAAAAAATTAGAGAAGAAAAATTAGTTAAAGGTTACTCGGTAACGGACGTTGAGGCGAAAGTTACAAAGAAATATGAAGGATTTACCCATGATTGGAGAATCACATCAGTTTCTGAAAGTAAGATTGATGAAGTTATTGAAAACTAATTTATTTATTTAAAATTATAAAAGTGGTCCATAAGACCACTTTTTTTATTTGGTAGATATTTATAAATAAAAAATTATGAATTTTCAAGTATCATTAGGTGTCGCACCTTCACAGGAATTAAGAGTCGTAGTTGCTAACTCTTGGTCAACATGCTTAGCATATTGCGAAGGAGTAGGCTCTTCAATAAATTCAATTAATGAAATAGACTCTATAAATATGGTAATTGTTGACAGTGGAGCCACTGGTTGTTATCAAGTAACTTTAAAAAATGGTAGTGTTACTTCAACCAGTATGGTTTGGGCTTCAACCTACTCATCATTCAATGCTTGGCTTGATAATCAAGTAGATGTTGAACTTACTACCCTTCAATTTTCAAATAAACTTTACGTAACAGTATAGCCAAAATGAATTTTTTTCATTTTGATACTATTTATTAGTTAAAATAACCAATTTTTTCATGCAAGAAAATAAAAATTTAGTACAAGAGGCACTCATTCAAATGAAAAACGTTGAAGAGGCTATTGCCGAAAATGCAAAGGGAATACTTGCTTCAACTATGAAGGAAGAAATCAATCAATTAGTAAAAGAATCTCTATCAGAACAAGATGATGAAGAAGAGGTTGACGTAGATGTAGACATGGATGACGACACAGAAGATGTGGACGTTGATATGGATGCTGATAATGCGGATGATATGGACATGGACTTAGATTTAGACATGGACATGGACTCTGAAGAAAGTCCAATAGATTTAACTGACGCTTCTGATGAAGAAATTCTTAAGGTGTTTAAAGCAATGGGTGAAGAAGACGGAATCATCGTTAAAAAAGATGGTGACGATATTCACTTAACTGACAGTAACGCTGACCAAGAATATCTTGTTAAGCTTGGTGAATCTGAAGAAGACACAAATTATGATGACACTATGAATTTAGATGAAATCGATGAAATGGACGTTGACACAGAAGATGTGATTAACGCAATTTTTTCAAAAGACGGTGACGCTTCAGATATCGAAGTAGACCAAGATGATGAAGACGAAGTTATGTACGAAATCGAATTCGAAGAACAAGACGACGAAGATGATGATGATATGATGGAATCAGATGATGATGACATGATGGAATCAGATGATGATGACATGATGGAATCAGATGATGACGAAGAACTTGATGAACAAGAAGACGATGACGAAGATTTGGACGAATCTTACAACCAAAGAAGAACTGTTAGAGAAGGAAAGTCTACAGTAAAACCTAAAGGTGTTGGAATTGGCTCAGGCCCTAAATTTACTTACAAGACAAAATCTGTAGGTGGATTTAAAGAGGACAAAAAAGAAGGTCCTAAATCAGTGGGTACTGGTAAAGCAAAATTCGAATACAAGAAAGGCGGAAATATGGAAGGAAAATCCAAAGTTGTTAAGGCAGAAACAAAAGAAGGTGATTACGGAATGAACAAGGGTGATAAATCTAAAACTTTTAAAGGTGATAAAGATTACACTACTAAAAAAGGTGACACGTTAAAAAGAAAAGCTTTCGAAAAGGAAGAAACTAAAGAAGCTGCTAGAACTTATGGAATGGGTTCCAAAGAAGGTAGAGGTCTAAGAAAAGGCATCACAAACAACAGAAACTATGTTTATGGTAAAGGTGGTGTTAAAGTAGAATCTACTCAAGAAGAAGTTAATATGTTGAGAGAAAAGAATGAAGAATATAGAAAAGCGTTAAATGTTTTCAGAGAAAAACTTAACGAAGTTGCTATCTTCAACTCAAACTTGGCATATGCTACAAGATTGTTCACTGAACATTCGACTACTAAGAAAGAGAAAATTAATATCTTAAGAAGATTTGACGATGTTGAAACTTTAAAAGAATCTAAAAATCTTTATCAGTCAATTAAAGGTGAATTGTCTAAAGGTGAAACTAAATCAATGAATGAATCAGTTGAAACAAAATTAACAAAACAAGTTACTTCAGGTTCATCAACTACCTTAATTGAATCAAAAACTTATGAGAATCCTCAATTCATGAGAATGAAGGATTTGATGAGTAAGTTAGGGTAAAAAATAAATAAATAAAACAAAAACAAATATTTTAAAATGGGAGCATTATTAGAATCAGGTCTTGTTGGTAACATCGGTCTTAAGCACCTTAAAGTTATCAAAGAAGACACAATCA